CCGCTAGGCGAAGCTGACTCAGCTGAAGCTACGTTTATGTTGTGCACCAATCCGTATGACTACGACACATTCCTGCATGAGATTGCCCACGTGGTTAGCCCGGGCATTCACAGCAAGGCATGGGCCAAGAAGTTCATTGAGCTGGCTGGCAAGTACCTTAGTGGGCAGGACCGAGTTAGGGCCCTGTATACAGCGCACAGGGACTACCCTAGCTGCGCAGCCCTGATTGGAGATATCTATGACATTTAGAGAGAAGTTGACAAAGCCAGACAAGGATGTGCTAAGATTGTTTGTAGAGGACGCTAAGTCTGAGGGAATGTCCCTTAGGGCGTACTGCAAGAAGCACGGGATTGACTACTACCTGCTCACCGGTTTCCCAAGGCCGTGGCAGGAGGTATCACTCCAGGAGGGGTTGAATGGCGAAGAAGGAACCGACGGAGCAACTGACATCTAGCGATTACGTCAACGATGGGGATTGCCCAATCTGCGGCAAGTACAAGAAGAAGATAGACTCAGGGAAGATGAAGCCTTGCTTCATGTGGGGCAGGGTCAAGGAGGAGGAGAACGAAGATGAGTGAAGACGTATACGGCAACAAAGTATACCGATGCACCGAGTGCGAGATGAGCTTTATTGAGGGATTTGAGATTGATCGCGGACTATGCGACGAATGCGCAGCTAGCATTGACGAGCAGGGCCGGCAGGAGAACATCGGGGTAGAGAGCCTTCAAGAGGTTCTGGTTGCTGCTAAAGAGGCATACCACACCCAGGAGGTCTTTTAATGACCAGAACCAACCGCGAAGCGGAGCGAGCTCTCATCGGCGCATGCCTTATCTCAGGCGAATGCGCAGAGCGAGTGCTTGAGCGCGTCTCCGCCAACGACTTTGACGACATGCAGTGTCGCAATATTTACAATGCAATTAAGTCATTAGTAACTCAGGGCATGACGATTGACATCGTCACCCTCTCCGAAGAGCTGACCAAGGACGGCAAACTTGAGGAAGCTGGCGGGGTAACCAATATCTCAACTCTAGTTAGCTCAACACCAAATAGCTATAACTACGAATCGTACATTGACATCGTCCTGGACAACGCGATTCGACGTGATGTGCATCAGGTAGCTGCGCACATTGCTGACACGTCGCGGCTTGCGAAGACCGCAGAGGAGGCCTTGGCGGAAGCCGAGCGAGCCGTCTCCGGAATCTCTCGCAGCAGGTCCAGGGGGAAGTTCTCCACGATGGAGGACGTGATGGCTGAGACCATGGACAGGCTTGCCTTGATGCAAGCTGGGGGAGCGTCTGGCGTGTCATCTGGCATCGCTGGGATTGACTCCATTGTCGGTGGGTGGCAGCGTGGGGACTTGGTAATCGTCGCGGCCCGACCTAGCGTAGGTAAGACTGCCCTGGCGACTACCATGGCTGCTAACGCGGCATTCCGCAGCGGGAAGGCTATTGCCATCTTCTCGCTTGAGATGAGCAGGGAGCAGATCGGAAGCCGAATGCTCTCGTCTGTCTCTGGTATCGGCCTTCACGAGATTAGGCACGGTCAGTTGGACTTGGCTGAGATGACTGAGGTCATGGCAGCGTCCGACAGGATCAAGCGCAGCAAGATCTTCGTTGAGGATGCGCCTATTGCGACTCCTGGCGAAATGAAGTCCAAGTGCCGGCGGCTTAAGAAGGAGCACGGACTTGACCTTGTAGTCGTTGACTACCTGCAGCTTATGTCCCCAGACCGTGGGAACAAGGACAGCAACCGCGTGTACGACGTGGCAGAAATCAGTCGTGGGCTCAAGGCGTTGGCGCGGGAGCTTGACGTTCCTGTGGTAGCATTGAGTCAGCTGAGTCGGTCATCTGAGTACCGAGAGAACAACGAGCCAAAGCTCTCAGACCTTCGGGACTCTGGGGCTATTGAGCAGGATGCTGACGTTGTGCTTATGCTGTGGAGGTCCACTGACGTGTCGCTTGACGTGTCGGTTGAGACCGTACATTGCAAGGTGGCTAAGCATCGCAACGGACCAACTGGTCGGACCGAGTTGATGTTCAACCGGACGACAGCAACATTTAAGGGGGCCTAATATGAGCGCAAAGGTTACGCAGGAAGACAAGGAAACGTTGAAGGTCAACATTGAGGTTGACTGCCCGTGCGAGGTCGGAATCTGCGACCACTCTATGGCGGAAGTCAGCAATGCCCTTCAGCAGGCGTACACACGCGGCGTACGAGATGGTGCGACTGGCGCCATGGAGAACGTTAAGGAGTTCTTGCAGAAGAACTACCCAGCAGAGTTCGCCCGAGCTGAGAAAGCAGCGGCTGCGGCAGCGAGCAAGACTAGGTTAAATTGACAGCCTTCCTACTGGCCCTGGCCATGGTATTCCCGACTCACGGGGAAGATACCAAGGTCAGGGCCACTTGGTATGGGTCGACTAGCGGCCGGTCTGGGTTCTACTGCTACCAAGGTTTCAAGAACTCTTGCCCGCCGTACAAGTCAGGTGACATCTACATGTACGCTGCGGTGCCTGGGTTTAAATGGGGCGACAAGCCATACAAGCTACAGGTGTGCTACAATAAGCACTGCATCAGGGTCACCGTAAGGGATTGCCTGTGCAGTAGGAAGGGCGGCGGGTTTATTGACCTGTCGCCGATTGCTTTCATGGCGCTTGCCGGAAAGCTGAAGAAGGGGACTATATGGGTGACGGTACAATTGGTCAACTGACGAATGCGTCATTCTTTTCTGGAGTAGGAGGGATGGATCTTGGATTTGAAAGAGCGGGAATCAGGACAGTCAGCTTCAGCGAAATTGAGCCATACCAAAGCGGAGTCCTTGAACGACATTGGCCAGGAGTACCGAATCTCGGAGACATCGCCAAGCTCGCAGATCGTGAGCTTTCCAAGCAGGTACAGCAGACAGCCGACAAAGTTCAACGACGTGGCGGATACTCTGACGATCAGTGCGGGCCCTCCGGCTGTCGCAAGTGGCAGCATGCCGACATCTTCTCCGGAGGATTCCCATGCCAAGACCTTAGCGCAGCTGGCGCAAGAAAGGGATTCAAAGGAGAGCGATCAGTCCTTGCCTTCACATTCCTCAACCTTGTGGAGCTCTACCGACCTGCCTGGCTGGTGCTGGAGAACGTCCCAGGTCTACTCCATTCCTCTCAAGGCCGCGACTTCGCCCGACTCATCAGTGAAATGGAACAACTCGGGTATGGCGTGGCGTGGCGTGTCTTGGACGCGCAATACTTCGGAGTCCCCCAACGACGCCGACGTGTCTTCATTGTGGCAAGTCTTGGATCGGATCGTGCCGGCGAAGTACTTTTTGAGTGCGAAGGCGGCTGCGGGCATTCTGCGACGCACGTTGAAGAGAAAGGCAGGGAAGAGTCTTCCGCCCATGCTGACCGACGTACTGTCTCAAATCTCAACGCAAGCAAATCCGGATGGCGCATCGGGGCCGAGGACGCCGCAGGGGGACACCTCATCCTGGGCTCGGAGAATGACGCCCGTGGAATGCGAGCGTCTAATGGGCTGGCCAGACGGGTGGACAGTCAATTACCAGTGGAGGGGGAAACGGGGCTCTACGGGCCGGAAATAGGCCTCTACGACGATTCTACGGACGGCCTTGACACCAGGCGCTACACCTGCTGCGGAAACGGAGTCGTATCCAGCGTTGCGGAGTGGGTTGGTCGTAGACTTGTAGCTGTGGCAAAGTGATAAAGTCCCCCCCGTCGGGCATGGCGTGATAGTACCCCCCGCTCGCCCCCGTCGGGCATGTCGGGCGCCCTCCGTCGGGCATAGGGTCGCGCGTTACTAATTCGCTATTTGCGCTCCTCACCAGCCGTTATTAGCAGCTGGTGAGGAGCATTTTTTATTCGGCCGGTTGCTCAATGCCTAATGAAGACATAATAGCTCTAGAGATTTCTCTGGCTTGAAAGCCTCTTCCCAATAGGGAATCGTTATAGTCGACACCACTTTCTAGCCATAGTGCAGAAGCTACTGCGTAATGGAAAGTAAGTGCTTGGATACCGACGAGCTCGTCGACCATATTGCCTTCATTGTCAAAGATTGTTGTTTTTGCTGACGAGTAGTCAGATTTAAGAGTTGACTCATACTTCTTGACGAATGCTTCAGGGTACCCGATTTGAATTAGGTAATCACCTTTGTAGATGCTATGTCCATCTCCATCAAGGAATCTTCGTGCTTCTTCACTAGTCTTAAGCAGGCTGGTGAGCAAGTCACGAAGCTTGCTGTCTTCCCAGAAGTTACGTTCAGTCACCATTTCTCCTCCTTGCGACCCATAGGATCGCTTGCAACTCTGACGCATAAAGCCCCAGAGCATCTGCTGCTTTCTGGAACTTCAGCTGGTAGGATTTGTACTGAGTAGCATTAAGGTCAACGTCCTTCCATACTTTCTTTTTGTTTACAACAATCTTCTTGTTGTATGGAGGGAACTCCCTTGCTGCCCAGCGATCAATAGGACACCTGTCCGTCTCGCCCTCACTAATGATTGACATATAAAAGTCTCTTACCTTCTGGCCTTTAAGCCTTCGCACATCTCCATCTTCTAAGATTGCCGTAGCAATTTTGATATTTGCTGGATATGCTTGAAGCGGAGGCAATGGGACTCCATTGTATTTGTTTTCTAGCAAGGCACGTATTACTTTAATGTTTGTTTCTGGCGAAGCCCCCGGTGAGACAGCAGCAACTGCTGCAACAGCCGATGATTGATGCTTGAGATCGTAGTGCTTGGTAGCGTGGTAAATCATTCTATTGAACTCGTAGTACCATCCTGCTGAATGAAGGAAATCTAGTCGGGCTTCCTTAGTGTCGACTTCTGTTATGACATTGTTGAACCGCTTGATTAGAGGCTGTGCTAGCAGCTTCGGGTCATATGACCTACTTGCTGCTAGCAACACCCTACTCAGGCGGCTTTCGCCGCTGATCATTACTTAACGCCGCGGTCGCTAAGGAATCTCTTGTCTTCAAGCTCTCGCTTAATGACAATGTGAACCTCAATGGACGTACCCTTGTACAGGTCACGGACATCATAGCTCGTTTCACCACACTTGCCCTCATAACGCCAGCTGGTGTTAATTCCTAGCTCTCCTGCCAATTTCTGGATTGCTCCACCGTGGTAGCTACCAAAGTCATCAACAACAGGCTTAACAGCATCGTGCAATGCTGATGCAAAGTTAATGCTCTTTACTGCTGTGTTATGACCATAGCTCTCAGCAGCTGCTTTCTTGGCAAGCTGTGGAAGAGCCGCACGAAGTACTGAGTTCAGTACATCTGCGTCATCAATGCTAATACTTACCTGCTGAGAGAAAGCTCCTGGAAGCTCCTTTAGAGTTGGTGGTACACACGTATTCTTCTTCTTCTTGTTAACCATTGTTCTCCTCCATTTCATAGTTTCGCTTATGCTTTGCTAGATCACGAAGGCTCTCGAGCTTAATGCTTACATCAAGATCGTCAAGGTCGTGAATCTCATTCTCTCTGGCAATCACTTCAAGGTCATTGAGTACGGTTGCCAGCTGGTTCTCCAATGTACACAGCAACAAATAGAACTTATTGTAAGTAATATTAGTTGAGTTTGATGAATACATAATGGCATTAGCAATGTTATTGATACCCTTAAGCATAGTATGATTTAGATATCCGCTAGACCTGGTGAGCATGCTATGACCACGCTCAAACTGCTCTTGTTCAGGCAGGCCGGTTGGATTGTTTAGCTCATTAATAATTTCACTAAGTTCTAGTTTCAGTGAATCTACTCTGCTTTGAATTTCTTGGATATCTGTATCGTCAACGCGTACTACGTCATCTGAAATAGAAATATCTTCTAATGTTCTTACTGCCTCAGAGATTGAGTCATTCATTTCTTCAACGTTTGGAAGATCTTGATTCTCAATCTCCCACATTTGGCCTCTTGCGTGCTCATCAATCTTCTCGATGCCATCGAGAACTTCTACAAGCTTATCCTTGATTGACTTTGTCATACACCCTCCTCTACATCTTTGATGCCAGTAGCAGCCGCTGCTTTCTTACAGCAGCTACTCGTTACGGTTAAGTGGCTTTCTTTGCCAAACTCATTTGGCTTGATCTTGTTGCCAAGCTCAGCCAAGTTTCCGTTAAGCACTAGCCATCTAGAACCTTTGTAGACTGGTTCCAGTTCTAGTTCGTATACCCTGACGATTACTTTATGTCGTCCGGATTTTTCACAAACTAGCTCTGGTAGTAGAACTACATCATCGCTCATCTATGGCCTCCTGATGTGCCAGCACATATTGACGGATACGACCAATCAGCTGGTTGACTGTTCGCACCGTGGTCTTACCGTTTTGGTAATCCCATACATTAATGACGTCTACTGCTTCACCATTGACAACAACTTCTATATAAGGGCCACCGTGCCAGCTATAAATAATATTATCCATAGTGACACTGATTTCCCATTTAGCTAGTGAGTCCGGTATCACCTGACTCATTCTCTTCCGAACCGATGAAGTCATGAAGCCTCCAATTGTTTACAATCTCAATGGCTGTAACTTTCAAGCCAGTCTCATTGTCAGTAAGGTTCTTCATTTGACCGCCGAAGTTAATCTCTACGATGTCATCTGGATTCCCCGATGAGACCATAGTGATTGCTTCGCGGGCAAACTGATGGAAACCTGGCTGAGTAATTGGTGGATACAGATTGCCAGTTAAATGGTAATCCAATGCTGCGTCCTTTGCTAGCTCTATTGCTCGGTCTTTGTTAAATCCCATTGTTATCCTCCCGGGCAAACTGTGCCCAAATGTTTGGCTTCTGTGAACGAATGCTTACGAAGTTGTTGTCACCAATTACTAGATGGTCTAACAATGAAAGGTCATGATAACCACAAGCTCGTAGTACTTCCTCAGTAAGGTTAACATCTTGATCAGATGGCTCTGCGTCACCTGATGGGTGATTATGTACCATTACAAAACCTACTGCACCAGTAAGCATAGCTGGTCGCAACAAATCAGCAATAGATACTGATGTGCCTGTCGCGGTGCCCTTGAATACCTGAGTAATGCCAATGAGGTTATTGCGTCCATCAACTGACAATACCCATAGTGCTTCCTGAGTATAATCCTGAGCTGCTTCTTTGAAGTAAGTAACAGCACTGGCTGGTGACTCAATACGTGGCCCTACTTTATCTGACCAGCTGCGTACAACTGTTAGTTCATACGCTTTCCACTGATGTTCCATAGATCCTCCTTCCCCGTTGGGGATAGCTTTGGTTTTTGATGAGCGCTTAATAGCGCTCATTAGAACACTCGATAGCCATCAAGGTTTAGGCAAATGTCACTGAATTCTAGGAACTCTACGACAAGGTTAGTATTCCAGTTAACCTCATCTTCTACGGTAACATCTGGTAGGGTAGTATGATCTCGCTGGTCATTGACCCACTGAGTTACTACCGGCTTAATGGCTTCACGGATGTCATTGAACAAATCAGTTGAGTTCTCATACAGCTCTGGGTACAGGCCGGTGAACATAGCAATCTCTGCTAGATACTCCTTGATTCCATTTGGCGTGCACTGATTGCCGCTGTTGTCCATAGTCGCATCTGCGAACTCAGCTGGGTACTCGCTCTGATTGTGCTCAATAATCTTATGAAGTACCATTCGGATCATTGACATACCCCAGATGTTTGCTCGGAAATACAGGGTATCGGAACCTGTGTACTCCCCAGTCGTCTCATCAAATAGGTACGTGTACTCATACTTCTTAGCAAACTCTGCTGCCTTGCTACGGTCAGGCATAACCGATTCAATGTCGTATCCCATTAGTTCAATCCTCCTAAGATTCTATGGAGCTCATCGAATACTTTTGATTCGTCCAGCTCATCGTCTTCTTCTGCCTTTGCTTCGTCAATATCGCGCATCATTAGGTTATTTTCTACATCAAACTCAAACTTGTCAGCATCAATGCCATACTTCTCAATGGCCTGATTGGCAACATACTTGAACAGGTAGCTAACAACCATTAGTGCCCTGCGATTAGCTGTAATAAACTGTTCTTTAATCTCTTCCTTAGTTAGTCCGAACATCTCTTCGGCATCGTTAAACTTATGCTTATTTGGGTACATATTATAAAGAACTTCTGGGTGTAGCTCTAAGTAGTTAAGCAGCGTCATTGCTAAATGTCCGCCGCCAATGAAGTTCTCTGCCGCATCGTTATCCATAGTAGGCAGTTTAACGTCGATCTTAGTCATACAGCCTCCTTGAGCCTAAGCCCTTGCTCATCAATCAGTTCCAGCAAGTACTTCTCGCTGGCCATTAGAGACGCAATCAGGCTGGTATGATCCCAGCTGAACCGCCATTCACGAGTCACTTTGTTAATGACTCCACTCTTGAAGTACCCATAAGAGTCTCCATTAGCTGGTATATACTTACAGTAGAAGCCATAATCTGCTAGTCCGAACTCTCCTCCATTATTCTTCTCATTGTTACAGTAATATTTCCAGAGTAGTATGCAGTTCTTAGCTATGTAATCACGAGCTGCGTGGTTATCATCGCTGTAACTAGCCACTTTACACCTCCTAGCCGTTATTCACAGAACCCAAGCACGGCAACCACAGACTGGGCTAAGAAGCGGAGAGGGAGAATCCTGCCTAGTTCTGTTAGGGTATTACTACATCATCTCACCCCACATAAGCTTGTCGATAAGCGATAATACCCCAGCCTAGTTGCCACCAGCCCCCGGTTAGTATTGATTATTAATTTTTATTAACAGTAATAGCCTCATTGCCGCCTCCGTAGGGCATAAAAGGTGTGCGTCTTGATACCCTCCGTAGGGCATGATAGTACCTTGGAACCCAGCGCAGCCGTCAGAGCGAAGCGATGCCCGAGTGAGCGAGCGAAGCGAAGCGACGAGGGCAGGCTGCGCACAGTCAACGACTGGCTGTGAAGCCAGCCATTGGGCGAGCTGGCAAGCGAGCAACCCACCCAGCCGCTTGCGCGGCTGGGTGGGACGGCCCTGGCAAGGGCCGGTGCCGACCTCCCTCAGTCGGCGTAGTGATTGCGGAGCGCCTTGTCGACTGCGCTCAGTACCATCGCGAGCGTGACGCCGAAGCCTGCCACGGCGAAGCCTACGACTGCTACGTCAAATAGTGCGTAGCCGTTGTAGAACGCAACGCCAGCAGCGATGCCAGCGCCAGCGTAGAACGCGAAGATGATGTAATCGATCCAGTCGTAATAGCGGTTCATAGTAGCCTCCAAAGGTTAGCACCCAACCAGCCGAAGCTGGTTGGGTGCGGGTGATAGTACCCTAATCAGGTACTAGAAGGGCTTCTCGTCAGCCACTGCGGTCGGCGCAGCAGCGCCGCTAGCAGGTGCGAACTCGATCACCTTAGCGCTATACCCCGCTGTGGTGTGAACCACAGGGTAGCAAAGCACGGGCTGAATCGGGTTGCCAGCCTGATCCTTCGCGTGCTCATAGCGCTGCTTCAAGATGCGCTCGTCGGAAGCTGGTACCCAAAGGATACCCTTATCCCACGTGGTCTCGAACGACGCTACTGCGTCAATCGTTGCCCACTGGCGAGCGAGCTCCTGCGCGGCGTGAGCCTGCGCGGGAGCAAATGATAGTACTGGATAGGACATTGACTTCGCTGTCCCATCTTCCCGAAGCCCAGGACGACGAACCTGAGCGCTAACGGT